GGAAGCCGGGGCGGGGGCGAACCCAGGTGGTCGGCGCCGAGGTGTAGCTGGCAATGCCGTCGTAGCCGACACAGCACACGTTGGACGCGGAGCCCGACGCAACGGAACGCAGCCACCAAGTGTACCGATTTCCGTTGACTCGGTGCGCCGTGTCTCGGAACAGGTCAAACTGGCAGTCGAAGCCCACGCTGTAGCCTTTCGTCCCCCACACGGGGCAGCCGTACACCTCCATCTCCGACAGCGAGAACACCTTGCCGATATCCTGCCAGCTCCACGAGTTGGAGTCGTTGAGCGCGCCGCTGGCGCTGTACCGCTCCTCAAGCAGCACGCGCTGGGTAAGCAGGTACTTGGTCAGCCCCTCGGGCAGGCACGCCTCGAAGGCCGTCTCCCACGCCTTGAGGTTGCTGTTGAGGTAGGGGCATTTCCGGTCGGCGGTGCCCTGGTTCGTGTTGGTGGTGTTCCACATCAGAAAGCTGTCGTTGGCAACGCCGGTCACGGTCTTGGCCACGGCGATGGGCGCGGAGGCCACGAAGGCGATGTGGTGGCCTTTGGAGCTGTCGCCGCAGCAGTAGTACGGGTCGAAGTGCGCCAGGAGGAAGCGCACGGACTGCTGGGCCGCCACGCCCGACGCGCTTACCAGCGGCACGTCGATGTAGTCTCCCACGCGCAGGCCCGCGAAGTTGCCGTTGGCGGCTCGCTTGTGCAGCGCGTCGTACACGCTGCCGCTGCCGATCTCTCCCGCCAGGATGGTGGCGATGTTCTGCCCGCCGTACTTGCCGATGAGGCTCTGGCGGTTGTACTCGGCGTTGTTGAGCGCCAGCTGCGCGTTCTCGCGGGCTGTTCCGTCGATGATGGGGTAGCTCTGCCCATCGACGTTGAAGCGCTCTGCGTTCACTGTTGCCATTTACGTTTCCTTTCTATGCGAGCATGATGGTCGTGCCTGATACCGAGCATGCGGAACCGAGCGTCACGGTTCCGTTGCTGATGGATGCCTTCGACGACGGGGCGTAGACAGTCCCGCCCATGAAGAAGAACTTGCCGGTGGCGTTTGCGAGCATCGAGGCCAGCTTCTCGTTTTGGCCTCGAAGGTCTGCGATGTCCGAATCGCCGGCGCTGCCCTGGGCGATCGAGTTGGCGATCTGCAGGGCTTGGTTTGCCGCCGCGTCGGCGCGCGAGGCCGCGTCACTGGCGGCAGCTGCGGCGTTCGACGAGGCCTGTTGGTCTGCGATGTGCTCGTCATGGCGTTTCGATTCGGCGGATTTTCTGGCCGTCTCGTTGCTATCTCGTGTAGACTCAGCGGCTTTGCGGGCGCTTTCCGCGCTGGCGCGAGATGACTCTGCGGTCTTCCTGGCGTTCTCGTTGTTGACGCGTGCAACCTCGTTGTTTGCGCGGTTCACTTCGGCGCTGAGGCGCGACGTCTCGTTTGAAGACCTCGTTTTCTCGGCCGAAACTCGCTTCTCCTCGGCTGCGTTGGCGTTGTCCATGGCTGTTTTGCAGTTCGCTGCGGCCTCTTGCGCCTCTTTCGCCGAGTCCATGGCGATGGTTGATGCTATGTAGTAGATCTGGCCGTCGGCCGTGCGCACCCTGTCGACGTTTCCGTTAGCGTCGAGCATAAGGGCCGCGTATTGCGTCGTTTCTGCCATCAATACCCCCTTTACTTGGCTATAAGGCCCGTGACGATCGCCTGCGGGCCGATGGTTTCGACAATGCAGCGGTCTCCCGCCTTGGCCGCCGAGCATGCCGTGGTCATCGGAAGCCCCGAGAGCGTCGTGCCGGATATGGCGACCGCGAGCGTCGCGCCCGAGACGGACTTCACGGTGCCGAAGCCCACGGAGTGCCCCGAGCCGCCTTGCGGCGAGAACAGGGCGGCGAGCTGTTCGCCCGCGTCGGCTATGGTGCTAGCGTTCAAATCGCCTCATCTCCAATTCCATCGGGCATCCTCCCACGAGGGTGAGAGTCTGCTTACGTATCGCGAAGTTCCCGAAGATGCCAGCGCTCGGCCAGCGAACCTCGATGGCGTCGGAAACGCCCACGGGCGCGTAGACATGCGTCACCTTCAGGCGGTGGATGGCCGATTGCTGGGTGCGCAGGAGGGTTGCGGCCTCGGCGTCGGCGTTGGCCTGCCTCTCGGCAGCCGTGGAGCCTGCGGGTAGCTCGCTCTTCGTGTATTTGGCCGACTTGCGCCACCCGCGCGTGACGGTCGAGTACTGGCTGTTCGGGTCGGAGTCGATGGCCGTGCCCCTTATGCTCTCGTCGGATGTCGAGTAATCGACGTGCACGACGTTCGCCACGCCCGACTTGTCAAGCTCCTCGGTGCCGCCGTCCTCGAATCGCGCTTGCTTCCCTTCTTCCATGACCATCGCCGGCGCTCGCTTGTCGGGTTCGACGTAGCGGCGCAGCAGCACGCGGCCCATTGGGTCGCATGAGGCAGAGCCGAAGCTAGCCGCATCGAGCAGCGCGTTCACGGCCTTCAGGCGGGTGGCGTAGTTGCTCTCCCCGTTGCCGATGGCCCCGATTACCCATGTGGTCGTGAGCGTGAAGTCGGACGGGTCGGCGATGACCTCAAGGCCGACCTCGCGCAGGAGCTTCGCCGCCTCGCCGACGGCGTTGCTGCCGGCCGCAAGTGAGCGCGGGGCGTCGAACTCGTCTTCCGCCACCTCGGACAAGCGCCCCGACAGGTCTGCTTCGGACGAGTTGTAGCCCGTTGACCTCTTCGGGGTCGATACGACGAACGTTCCCAGCGGCTCCGACACCGTGGTGCCGTCCGGGAACGTGGCATCGAGGTAGATGCGCAGAAGGTCGCTGCCGAGGTCGAGCGTTCCGAGGTAGTCGATCTTGCCCGTCTCGTAGCTGGTGTCCTGGTTGCGCTCGATGCTCCCGCCGTTTCTGATGTTGCGCAGGCGCTCGACGTCGAGGCCGGTTTTGCGGTCAACGCGCATGAAGCGGTACGAGGCCGCGAATCGCTTCTTCCAATCAGGCATTGCTCGGCTCCTCGAATACGTCGTGCTCGACCTTCGCCGATGCCGACCAAAGCCCCGCAGATTTAAGCGACTCGTTGAAAGTCATCGCACCGAACGCGCGCTCGCCGGCGAGGCCGCGCCACCAGCCCTGCCACTGTGTGCGCATGATCTTGCGGAACAGGTCGTGCCCGTCGCGTTCGAGCAGGCAAGAGGCCGATGTCGCGAGGTCCGCCTCGTCGAGCGCATACGACTGCGGAAGCCCGCCGTTCTCGCCGCCGTCGGCGAAATGGAAGCTGTTGAAGCTGCGTGCCGCAGATGTCGAGTATTCGGCGTCAAGCTTCATCTTGAGCAGCGTCGAGGCATCCTGGCCGAAGTTGAGCGCCATGCACTCGGCGTGCAGGTTCGCCTTGGCCTCGGCGTAGGAAGACGTTCCGTTCGCCGCAGTGCCAGTTGCGCGGTACTTGAAGTCGGCGTTGAGCGGCGGCACGCGGTCGATGGTTTCCTGGGCATCGAGGAGGCTCGATGTGAGAAGGTGGTCACCCTCGTCCAGCACTCGCTCGACCACGAAGCCGATGCATTTTGACGCGTCGCCGACCACCAATTCGTCGCCGTCGCACGTGATTGTGCCGAGCATGGGTATCTCGCCCGTGCTCTCGTCATAGGCCATCGGGCCTATGAGCGTAGTCTCCTCGACGTTGTAGGCGGAAACGCCGTTCTCTACCTTCACGTGGCACGTGAGGTCATCGCCGTACGTCACGGTGATTACGGGGGTTGCCGGTTCTGCCCAGTGCGTCTTGAACCGGCGAGTGGCCGTTTTCGACAGGCCCGAGCCGCCCGTTACCGTCAAGGTGAGCAGGTAGTCGATTCCGTTCTTGATGGTCGTGTAGCTGCCAAGCTCAACGGGCTTCATGCTCGTCACGTCGGCCGTTGCTATCGTCGCGCCGCCGGCTTCGGAAAGCGTCAGCGTGGCGTTGGCTATGCCGGTCTCATCGGAGGCCGCCACCTGAACGGTCATCGGCACGGAGTCGATGAGCACGCCGTCAGTCGCGGGCGAAGCGACCCAGCACGACGGGTAGTCGGCGACCACGAACGGCACGTAGTCAGACCAAGCGCCCCAATCGGCGTGCAGGCCCTTGGTGCGAACGCGCACCTTCCAGCTTCCCTTGGCGAGCGACTTCTTAATGCTCTTCGCCGTGGTGGCGCTTTCGGTGATCGTGCTCGGGCCGCTGAACTCGACCTGCGCGGCGGTCTGCTGCGAGCCGTCGGGGTGGTTCGGAACCCACGACACCGCCGCCTGGTTTCCCGTGGCCACAACGGTCGGCGCGGTGACCTTCGGGGCGAGCGGCGGCGTGATGGTGGTTACCGAGTTCGACTTCACCCACGCCGAGGCGAGCGATCCACGCTTCGCCTGCACGCGGTAGATGACAGTTCCGGCAGGGGCCGACTTGTCGTGCAGGTCGAGCCACGCTGGGTCTTCGCCCTCGCTGGTCACGCTGACCGTGGCCCACGTGGAGCCGCCGTCGGCAGAGCGCTGGACGACCCATGCGTTGGCGTATGCCGCAGCGCCGTACACGCGCAGGGTCACCTCGGTAGCGCCGGCCTTCACGGCCTCAACGCGCGACGGCGCGTTCGGCGTGGTGTAGGTCGTTCCCACCGATGCGTGAACCGAGTTGCCGCCCGGGCCGTGCGCGCACAGGCGGTACTCGTACTTGTGCCCCACCTTGGTCGAGTTGTCCGTGTAGTTCTGGATGTCCCACGAAACGTCGGCGATGTTCACCCATGAACCGTCGTCGGTGCGGCGGTCAACGTAGACGCCCGCCCAAGGGTAGGCACCGTCCATTCCCGTGTAATCGACGTCCCAGGTGATTTTCTGTGACGTGTCGGACACGCGCTGCAGCTTGCAGTTCTTGGGCGGGTGCGGCTGCGAGTAGCCGCGCTGCGGAACCCATGCGTACACGGTCGCCCATGCGTCGCCGCCTGCCGAGCCGTAGTAGTTGTTGTACGTCTTGCCGTAGACATGCACCTGCACGGGGCAGCTCCACCCGCTCGCACCGCGAGGCACGTCAACGTCGAACGTTACGGCGTCGCGCGTCGCCCAGTTTCCGTAGTTGTTCAGCAGGACGTCGCGCGAGCTTCGCACCGAGCCGTTCACCACGACGTCGTAGTGCGTGCCGTACTCGGCGGCGTACTTGTCGTCGATCGCGGCGGTGACTCGCAGGCGCGTCGTGGTGTCGTTGACGTTCCACTGGCTGTCAACGGAGATGTAGCCGCGATACCAGCGGTTGAGGCCCGCGATCTGTATCTCCCTTGTGTGCTCTCCCATGGGCTACCTCCTCGCTGTGGATGAGCGGCGGGCTGCGGCAACTAGGGTGTCGATGGCGTTGGCCACCGCCTCGTCTGCGTTCGCCGTGGCGCCGTCGATTGACAGGTAATAGGTGTCGCCACCGGAAACCGAGCCGACGGCTGCCGCCGCTCCGGTCTCGTAGGTGACGCTGTTTCCGCCGAACGACATGCTCAGGTCGTCGGCGAAGCCCGATACGGTGGCCTTCACGCCCTCGAAGCGCTTCTTCAGGCCCGTCTCGAGGGACTGCATGATCCAGCCGCCGTTCGGGATGAGCAGGCGCAAGTCCTTTCGCTTAGGGCCTTTGAGGCTCGCGATCTTGCCAGCGATGCCGGAAACGAAGTCGTACACGCCGCCGATGCTCGACTTGATGCCGTTGAGCAGGCCGCTGACGATGGAGCTGCCGGCGCTGTAGAGCAGGGAGCCGAGGTTCCCCAGCGCGCTCACGATTCGCCCGGGAATCGACGACACGAAACTCACCACGGAGTTGATTCCGTTCGACACGCCGTTGCGGATGTTGCTCCACGCGTTGTTCAGGATGTTGCCGACCGCGTTCCATGCTGACGACCAGATGGATTGCACCGTGGACAGGCCGCCCGATATGAACGACTTCACGTTGTTGATGCCGCCTTGCACGGCGGCCATGATGCTGCTCCACGTGCTGGTCACCCAGTTGCCGATAGCGCTCCAAATCGAGTCCCACACGCTTTGGATGAGCGCGAGGCCGTTCTGTATGACCGCCTGGATGAGCGCAACGCCGCCGCTGACGACGTTCTGGATGATGCTCCACACGTTCGCTGCCAGCGATTGGATGGCGCTCCAAACGGAACCCCAGTCTCCGTTGATGACGCCCAAGACAATCGTGATGATGTCCTGGATCGCCTGCATGGCGGACGTCACGATGGCCGAGATGTACGGCCAAACGACGTCGATAACGCCCTGAATAGCGGTCATCGTCGATGTGATTATCTCGACCAAAACGGGAAGCACCGTGGAGACGACCGTCTGGATAAGCGTGCATGCGTCAGATATGACCTGCTGGATCAGCGGCATGTTGGCCGTTATGAGGTCGGTCACCTGCTTGATGATTGGGCAAACCGTCGTCGTGATGGCTAGCGCCACCTGGCCTACCGCGTCGATGATCGTTCCGATTACGGGAACGAGGCCCGATACGATCGAGGCGATGACCGGCGCGATTGCCGCAACCAACCTGCCGATGGCGAGCGAGAAGCTGTTCACGACGATTACGGCGGCGGCGAAAAGCCCCTGAAGGGGTTCGGCCAAAGCCGTGAGGCTCTGGAACGCCGGGGCGAGCGATGACGCGATGCTCGAAGCGATGCCGACCATGGAGTTGCGGAACGCCTCGTTGGTTGCCATGCTGTAGGCGAAGATCGCCGCGAAGGCGGTGATTGCCGCGACAGCGACCGCAGCAGGCGCGGAAAGCGCCAGGAACCCAGTGGCAACGCCCTTCAGAGCCGGAACGATGCCGCCCGTAAGCGAGTTGGCAAGCGCGCCGAGCACGGGAATCTGCCCGATGAGGCCCCCAAGCGACACGGCGGCTAGGCCGGCCAAAGCGGCGGCGGCCACCTTGCCGCCCGTTCCGAGCTGCGAAAGGTCTACGCCCTGGATCTTTTCTGCCAGGCTATCGAGGAACCCGCACACCTTCTCGACCGCGCCGCCGGTGCGCGTCAGGTTGCCCTGCGCGTCGTAGGTGACGCCCAGGAACTCGCCGAACGCGACGGTGAGCGGCTTCAGGGCCGCACGGCACGAGTTCAGCACGCCTCGTATGGAGTTGAACACGGGGATGGCGGAGTCCTTGAGCGGCGTCATCCAATCCTGGCCGATTTTCGAGAGCGCGGCCTTCATGTTCGCCATGGAGCCGGTGAAGGTCTCGTTCGCCGCCTTTGCCGAATCGCCGAACGCGGAGTACATGGCGTCGGAGAAGGTCTGGAAGTCGATTTTGCCTGCCGTGACCATCTTAGAAACCTCGTCGGAGGACTTGCCGAGATAGGTTGACAGCGTGGAAATCGCGTTGATGCCTCGGTCTGTGAACTGCGCGACCTGCTCGCCGGAGAGCTTGCCGTTCGCGGCCACCTTTGCCCAGATCGAGGAGAGATCGCCTAAATCCTGACCGAACGTGGCGGCTGTGCCCACGCAGCCATTCAGGGCCTTCTCCATGTCGTTGCCGGCGGCGACACCCGATGCGGCGAGCTGCGCGCACGCCTGCGCTGCGGTGTCGAAGCCGAACGCCGTTCCGTCAACCGATTGCTGGATTGTGCTGTAGAAGTCGCTCCATTCGAGCTTCATGCCCTTGAACATCGTCTGGGCCTTCTCGATGTTCAAGGCGCGGCTCATGCCGCCCGTGGCGGCGAGCGTGGTAACGCCTGCGGTAACCGTTCCGATGGCGTTGCCGATTGACTTCGCAACGCTGCCGAAGCTGTTCGCGAAGTATCCCGCCACCTGCGAGCCGACGCCCTTGGCCGTCTCGGTGAGGCCCTTGAGCTTCGATGCGGAGCCATCGACGCCCGAGTCGAAGTTCGAGCCGTCGTAGGTTCCCTTGGCGGAGAGAACGTAATCAGCCATTTAGCTTGCCTCCTCCCCAAGGCGTCCATGGCGGGTTCTTTCGGTGCTGCTCCTTCAGCGCGTCGATCTCCTCGTAGGTGAAGGAGTCCTCACGGAAGGAGCCGTTGCGCTTTTTCCAGAGCTTGTAGCGCTTCTTGGACAGGCAGTTGGCAACCGCCACCTGCACGGCGTCTTTGAAGAGGTTCGATTGGTCGACGGTCACGGTCTCAAGCTCTTTGCGCACGAACGCGAGCTGAACGGGCGTGTGCTGCGCGTACTGCTCGTAATCCCAACCGAGCCTGGCGGCGAAGAACGCGAAGTCGGCCTCCCTGCGGAACAGGGCGGCGTCTTCAGCGGCTTCGCCGCCCTTCGGCTTGGCGGTGAAGTAGTCGAAGCCGGTGAGGCGCGTTAGGGCTAGTTCCCTGCGCCCTTGAATAAAAAAGCGCAGTCGCGCTGAAGCGCCATCATCACGGCCTGGAACACGACGGGGTAGCCGTTCGTGTCGATGAGCTTGTTCACGATCTCCTCGGCCTTCTGCGGCAGGAAGTAGCCGCCGCCCTGAACCTTCAGGCCGTAGCCGGCGATGGCCGCAAGCTCCTTGAAGGTGAACATGCCGTCGTTCTTGTAGAAGGAGGCGATGATGGGCGTGTGGCGCTCCTCGTAGAGGTCGATGCGCTTGCGCGAGAAGCGGATCTCGCAGACGTGGCCGCGCACGGTGAAGGTCTGCGGCTCCATGCTCTCGGGGTCTTGCTCAAGCTCGTTCACGATGTCTTCGGTTCCCGTGGCGTCTGCGGCGGAATCCTCAAGGAATGCGTCGAGTTCGGTGTCTTCTGCCATTGGTCAGGCTCCTTAGCTGTTGGAAACGGTGATGGTGGCTGCGGTGATCTGCTCCTCGGATGCGGTCTCGTAGAGCCACGGCTTGCCCGTGCCCTGGAACTCCATGGAGTAGGTGGCGTTGTCGTCGTTCGGGGCCTCGAAGTTGTCGGAGGACACCAGCGCGAGGCCCATGCGCAGCGGAACGTACTTGGTGTTCGCGCTGGTGCGGATGCGCTTGCAGACCTTCAGGCACAGGTACTCGCCCTCTGACAGCGCCTTGGCGACGGTCTTCGTGGCAGCGTCGTCGGGCGAGTAGAGGCCGTCGATAGACGCGTCCCAGCTTTTGGAGCTGGCGAACTTGAGCGTCCACCCGCCGATTGCGTCGTCCTTGGTCGCGGCCTCGGTGTTGTCCTGGCTCATGTTGAAGCTGAGGCCCTGCTGGCCGCTCACGGCGAGCAGGTCGGTGCCGGTCTTGTCGGTAACGAGGGCCACGATGTCGTTGCCGCTTAGGGCCTTGGCCGTGGCGGCGTCGAAATCGCACCCGATGAGGTTGGTGTCTTGCTGAGAAGAAGCCATCTCGTTTCCTTTCCTAGTTCTTCACGCGGAGGCCGTAGCAAACGCGGAAGGTGAACTCCGCGATGGCGTGGCCCTCGTCGGTCTCGTCTTTCTTTACGGTCTGCACGCCGTTGCAGGTCGTGCGGTAGAGGCTGAACGGCGCGGGAAGCTCGAAGCCGTCAGCAAGTGCCTGTTCGAGCCGCTGCACCATGCCGAGCACCTTGGCGTTGCTGTATGGGCGTACCGGCTCGCTGATGCAGTGCACCCAAACGGTGATGGCGTCGATGTACATGGTCTTGGTGTTCTCGGGCTGCGTAGATTGCAGCTCTACGCTGTAAAGCGGCGACTTGCGGTTCTCGGGGCTGTCGTAGCACGCGGTGCCGGTGCCCGCCTCGATGGCCTCGATGAGGCATCCGAGGAACACCGCGAGGCTTAATCGCTGGAACATCGCGCCCTCCCTAGAGCTTCCGTAGCTGGTCGATTAGGTCTTGTCTGAATATCGGCTCTTGCGCCTTGACGTTGCGCTGCAGGAATCGCTGCCCCTCCACGTATCCGCCGTTCACCGTGCGGTGGCCGTACTCGACGTGAGGCGCGTAGTCCTTCGCGTATCCGACGGTGTCGCCGGACTGCCCCAACGACATGCGCAGCTCGCCGTGTGGCCCACCAGGCCTGGTCTTCTCAGTAGATACGGGCGTTCCGCCGTCCGCTTTGCCACGGTTGTAGATTTGGGCCATGTTCTTCATGATCACGGCCTCGAACCTTACGTGCGAAAGGCGGTTGAGCTTTCCGGCAAGGTCGTTCACGTCGCGTATCACGAGGCCCATGGCTTGCACCTCTTGACGCTCACGACGGTTGCGTCGCCGTCGGCCATGACGTTCTCGACCTCGTAGGAAGCCCCTTTGACCTCGACGCCGCAGATGCCGGCGAAGTCGCTTGCCGGGCGCTTGGTGAGCAGGGCGCGGGAAACGCTGTCGAAGGCGTTTCCCGCTTCGGCGCTGCGAACCTTGTGGCTCGGGCCGAAGCGCACGAAGAAGTCGAGCGCCTCGACGGTCGAGCAAATGGGGTTGTGCAGCTCGTCGATGCCCGTCTGATCGCGCCTATAGGCCTTTGCCCTGTACCACTTCATCGGCGCGCTCCCATGAACTTGATGCCTTTGGGACGGCACGCCTCGCGCATGGCCTCGATGTCGTCGGAATAGGCGGAAAGCACGTCGTCGACGAACGAGTTCGACATGCTGCCGCCGTCTGATGCCGACTCGGAGGTGCTGCCCTCGTAGCCGCGCAGGCGCAGGGCCTTCACCGCCGCATCGACGGCGATTGACTCGGCCAGGCGCGGGAGGTCGTCAACCTTGAGGCGGATGAGCAGGCGGTCGGTGACCGTCTGGATCATCTCCTCGATTGCCGAGTCGTCCGGCATGGCCTCGTCGGGCAGGTATCGCGCCTTAACGCGGTCTACGAGCGCGGCCATGGCTAGCCCTCCACGTGGTTGGACTCGTCTTCGAGCGCCTGCGTGGAAGTGGTGTCGATGGTCGCGATGATGTGACCGTAGACGTTGGGCAGCACGGGGATGAACACGCCGGAGGCCTTCGTCCACGTGGCGACGGGGTCGGGGGTGTCCCAGCGCGTGCAGGTGACGAACTGCATCTGGCGCTTCTCGTCGAAAGCGCCGCCCTGCTCAAGCTCCTCGGGGGTGACGCCCCAAAGGCCCGTGCCCACGGAGCCGTCGTAGCCCACGGAGCACATGACGAACTTGTCCTCGGGGAAGAAGCGGCCCTGGGACACGCTGCCGCCCTCTGCGCCGATGATGCCGTAGCGCTCCTCGTCAACGGTCAGCGTAAGGCCGTTGAACTGCTGCGCGAGCAGGTTGTTCACCTGCGCTAGGCTGGGCAGGATGCCCGCGCCGTTGACGCCGAAGATGGCCTTCTGCACGGCGGCGTTGCGCTGGATGAGGGAGAACACCTTCTTGGAGGTGACGGCAACGGTCGGGGTCTGTCCCTTGCCCTGGGCGATGGTCACCCAATTGTCGATATCGCCCAAAATGTCGGCGTCGGCGACGGCCCACTTGGCGGTGACCTTCTGGTCCTCGGGCACGCCGAAGTCGATTTCCATGGAGACGTTGTTCTCGGCGATGACCATCTTGCCCGTGGTAAGCGCCTCGATCTTGGCCTTCTCGGCGCGGGTGACGACGGACTCGGCGGTGCGGGCGACGTCGTCGAAGACGTAGCGGCGCACGGAGTCCATCTGCATGTCGAGGCCGCGCGTGATGCGGCGCAGGCGCTCGGAGAGGTTGATCTTCTCCTTGATGAGCAGGGACTCGGTGGTGACGCGCTCGAACGGCACGCGGGAGCCGATGTGGGCCTCGGTGTCGAAGCCGTGGATCATGGCAACGGTCGGCAGGTTGCCGTTCTCGGAAAGGCGCGTGTACTCGGCCTCGATGTACTGCGTCTTGCGGTCGGGGAACAGGCGGGAGCCTGTGTAGCTGCGCTGGACGTTGAAGCCCTGCGAGAAGTCGAGCATGTCGCGCTCGGTGATGAGTTCAGAGATGAGACGCATGTTGCGCTGCTCCTTTCGTTAAACCAGGTAGAGGCCTGCGGCGGCAAGGTCTGCCTTCTTCGCCTTGGCCTCGGTGGATACCTTGTCGGCCTTGAGTCGGCCCTGGAAGATGACCGCAGCCGGGCACTTGTCGGTGTCGGTCATGTCGTAGTCCTCAAGGAACACGCCGAACTCGGACGTGCCCGTGAAGAGTGCGCCCGCCTTGATGAGCTTGCGGCCATCGACCTCCTTGGCCATGGCCTGCGTGGCGGTGCGGGTCTTCGCGACGATGCCCACCTCGGAATCGAGGATGCTCTGGGACTCGCCGTAGGTGAACGCTTTATTGAGCGCCATCTTTCTTTCCTCCGTTCATTCGGTTGCTGTAATCGGATGCGAATTTCGATGCGAACGACTGGCTGGGCTTGGTGCCCGCGCCGTCCTTCGGGGGCTGGCGCTTCAGCGCCTCCTGCACGGCGGCGTTTACCGCCTTGGGGAACAGCTCCTTGATCTTGGAAATGGCGGCGTTGGTGTCGTCGGCCTTCTCCGTGACGAACATGGACAGCAGCTCGTCGCCGAGGTCGATGCCTGCGGCCTTCAGCTCGGAGCGCGCGACGCCCATCTGCTCGGCGAGGTTGATGCGACGCTCAAGTTCGGCCTTCTCGCCCTGGGCCTTCTTCAGCTCGTACTGCGCGCGCTGCAGGTCGTTCATGCCCGCCAGCTTCTCGGCCTCGGAGCGCTTGTCGTCGGCCTGCTGCGCAAGCTCCTCGCGGATGCGCTTTTCGAGCTTCTTGCCCTCGCGCGCGAGCTTCTGCTGCACGATGGCGTTCACCTCGTCGTCGGTGTACGTCTTGCCCGAGGGCTTGGGGTCGGTGCCGTTGCCCTCGTCGCCGTTAGGCTCGGGGTCTGGGTCGTTGCCCTCGGCACCCTCTGCGCCATCGCCTGCGGGGTCGGCGCTGCCGCCCTGCGGTGGCGTGAGGTCTCCGCCCGCTACGCCAGCGAACTTCTGTCGGTTTCCGTCTTTCGCCATGTCTCGCACCCTCCATAAGGTTTCTCGTGGCTCATGCCTGCACGTTTCGCCGTAGCTTTTAGCGGGGTTCCACGCCTGCCCGATGCCGTGGCTTTTAGCGACTTCAACGCTCGGTCGGTCTTTGACCAAGCCAGTGTCCCGCGTGCGTGAGATTCGCCCGCTACGAGGGGTCTAGGATGTCTTCGAGGCGCTCCATCGCCGGCAGCTCGGTAAGGCGCATGACCTCCGCGCCGTCGTCGGTTATCACCACCATCGGCACGCGCGTTATGCGCACGGAGTTGTTCAGCCGCTCCATGAGGCCGTCCCATGCCCAGTGCTCGCGCACCTGGCCGGGGTATTCGGCTGCAAGCGGCTCTATGACCGCCTTCCTGTAGGCTTCGCACGCGGGGCAGCCCCGGCGCGTGATGTACTCGACCCTGATCACGTCTCCTCCAATCGGCAAAAGAAAAAGCCCCCATGTCGGGGGCTTCGTTCTACCGTGGAGGTGAGAAGGGTGTTCTGTTTTAGCGGTGGAGCTCCTTGTTGCGCTTGCGGATGATGGCCTCGGCCTGCTCTTGGCTTATCTCGTCGAGCCACAGCTCGCCTATAAGCATGTCCCATAGCTCGGTATCATCGTGCCATCTGCCAAGCGTGAAGTTATATGTCTCGGCGGTTCCCGCCTCAAGGTCGATGCGCGAGACTCGCTTTCCCGTGTCGTCGGTGTAGTAGGTCATTTGCGCACCTCCTCGATGTTGGGCGGGGTAGCCAGCCCGTCTGACAGCTCTATCATGCGGCGCACAAGCTCGGCGCGCCTCTTCGGGTCGGTTTCGGGCAAGCGCGCTTCCTCGTACAGCTTATGCAGCTCGTTCTCCTTCAGGGCAAGCGACTCGGGCGTGTGGAACTGCAATTCGAACTTGAAGCCGTCTGGCGTCTCGAACTGGCAGTTGACGCCGCGATAGGTCATGCCCGTGCTCTGCAGCGTGTTCTTGACCCTGACCAGAGTATAGCCCGCCTTCTCAAGCTCGGCGCGGATGCGGGCGAACTCGTCGGCGAAGCTGGATGTCTTCAGCTGGTAGGTGTACCGCAGCACGTCGTGGATGCCATCAGCCGCCTCTTGCTCGGTGATAACGTCTTTGTACGAGTCGGTTCGTATCTTGCGCGCAAGCGACTGCTGGCCCTTGAGCCTGAAATCAAGCCCCGCGAGCGTCGAGCCTACGCGCTGAAGCGATTGTAGGAACGATGTGGTTTCAGGCTCGCGCACCATGGCGTCGGAGCGCAGGCGCGTGGCCTGTGTGGCCGAGTCGCCGCCGCGCTTCTGCACGTACTCGTCTATCCACTTGCCCCAATCGGCCACTTCAAGGGTGTATGAGCAGCGGCACCACGGGTGCATGGGCGGGAAGTTCGTGCCTGGCATGCGCTCGGACAACTTGGCGGGGTGCTGCTTCTGGTAGGCCTCAAGCTCGCGGCACACCTCGCAGGCCTTGCCGTCGTGTATGCAGCTTATGGCGTAGCTTTCGAACTCGGACTCGTGAACGCGGGCCTGCGCCTCGTTGAAGAGGTACGTGCCCTCGGTGTACACGAGGCGCATAGCCGTTCGGGTGCCGCTGTGGTTCAGCCTCGCCCGAAGCTCGCGCGAAATCTCGTCATAGGAGACGCCCCGCGCTATGAGCTTCGAGAAGTCGTCGTTGAGGTAGCTCGCCAGCTTCTCGCGGTTTGCCCAGATGCGCGCCGAGAAGTCTTCACCGGCGGCCCATGCTGCCCCCACGGTGGCCTTGACCACCTCGGAGTCGTAGCGGTAGAAGTCCTTGCCGAAGCCCAGCTCCTCTGCGGCCATGTTGGCCGCGCGGCGCGCCTGCTCGGAGAAGTGGCGCTCAAGCTCTGCCTGCTCGATGGCCCCGATCTCGTATTGCTGGATGCGTATCTGCATCTGTATGGCCTCAAGCTCGTTGAGCCGGTATATCGACTCGCGGACGGGCATGAGGTCGGCATATTGCGGGTACTTGCGCGCGAACTCGTCCATGCGCTCCATGAGCAAGGTGCGGTCTTCTGCGCTGATGGATTGCAGCAGGCGGCGGTACTCTATCACCTTGTCCTCGCCGTACTGGGCGTAGTAGGCGGCTATGAGGCGGTCGAGCTTGGCCGCCTCGCTCGCGTACACCTTCTCAAGGCGCTTGCGCAAGGCGGCCTCGTCCTTCTCGAGCTGCGCCAGGAACTCGTCGCGCCGCTCGCGCCAGTACTCGTCGCTAGGCTTGCTCATCGCTGCCCATAAGAAGCTCGATGATCTGCGCCTTGGTGGCGTTCTTCGGCAGGGCCACGCCGCTTCCCTTGGCAAGCTCGCGCAGCTCGTTGATTTTCATCGCCATCAGGCCGGCGTTGTCGTCCGCCTCGGGCTGCTCTTCGGCAGGCTCGGGTTCGGTCTCTTGTGCTGTCGATTCCTGCGCCTGCTCAGCCTCGGGCTGCGGCGCACCGCTCGGCTGCTCCTTGATTGCGTACGTTGTCGTATCCACCAGGGAGCCGACCGTCACGAGGTCTTCGCGGATGTAGCCGCCCATGGTCAGCTCAAGCCAACCGGGTGCGGCATCCTCGACGTGCGCGGCGAAACCGCTGCCCATCGTTCCGATAATTGGCGCCTCTGCGCTCGGCTGCTCGCGGATGGCAAGGCGCTTGCCTCGGCTATAGATCGCTACCTTCATCGTTGGTTCCTTCCTCTTCGGTGTCATCGGCCTGAGCCGTCCTATTGGTGGGCATGCCGCCGCTTATGGCGTCGGCCTTCTCTTCCTGCTCGTCGCGCTTGCGCTGCATCTCTGCCTTCGGGTCGCTCACGCACGAGAGCACGGAAAGCTGGGTCTCCTCGGACACGATGCCAGAGAGCTGTCCGGCCACGCTTGCCTCGGATTGCAGGTCGTCGGGCATGTTGCGGTGCATGGTCACCTCCACGGCCTGCCAGTCGTCGCCCGCGAAATCGGCGTTGGGGTAGGCCGCGAGCAAACGCATGCGCTCCTGCACTCCGCGCCTAAACTTCAGCTCCTTATTCCGCGCCAGGTTGCTCATGGGCATCATGCGCATCTTGAGCGCTATGCCGGAGGCCGTGGCGAAGTTGTCGTCGGTGATGTCGGGCACCATGGCGGTCTTGTAGATGAGCGTTTCCAGGCGGTTGATGAGGTTTTCCTGCACGCCGTCGGCGTTCGGCTTCACGAGGAACATCACGTCGAGGCCCTCGGTCGATTCGCCGAACAGGTTGATGATCTTGTTCTCGCGGATGTTCTCTATCTCGGACTCGTCAAGCTCCTTGCCCTTCACAACCATGTAGCAGTCGCTGAAGTACTCGACGTCGTTGGCCTTCTCGGAGAGCACGGCGTTGTACTGCTCGATGAGGGAAAGCACGCCCTCGTACAGGCCGCGCCCCTCGGTGTTCTGGCGGAAGTCGACTGCAGGCACGCTCCCGAACGCATGCGCGCTAGGCTCCCCGAAGGCGAAGCCCTCGTTCGTGCGGGCGAAATCGACAACCTGCGCGGCATCCGACCAGCTGCCCTTGATGGCCCCGTCGTCGCCGTAGAACCATCGCACGAAGAACAGAGGGCGCTTCAGCACGGAGTCGTCGTACACCATGAAGGCGGTGAGCGGCGCGACCGCAATGGAACGCGGCATGCCGTCCTCGTCTTGGTAAAGCATCTCGTAGGCATGGCCGAACTTCGAGGCCATCTTCGAAAGCTCAGCGTCCACGTCCTCCTGAAGGTTTCTCGCCGTGAACTCGGCGATGAACGCCTCCACGGAGCCTTTCCGCGAATCGGGCATCCCCTCGGCGTTTTTGACCGAGAGCGTCATCGGAACGCCGATGAAGTAGCCCTCGAACGTCTGCGTGATGGTGTAGGCGAAGTCCGCCGCCATGCGGTTGTCGGGCTTGTAGTCGGGCTTCCTGCGCCAGGCGCGGTCGAAGATGGCGTAATGGCCCCTGTAGGCCGCGTCAAGGTACTCGTAGCGCGGCTTGTGGGACTGCTCGAACTCATCGATGAGCCGCTGCAGAAGCTCCGGCGTCATCTCCGTGCCCGCCGGCACGCGGAAGTCCTCGGTCTCAGGCTCGCGCTGCATCTGGTCGTAGTAGAAGGAATGGAACTCGTGCGCCACTTATATGCCTCCCTTGAAGAACTTAACGCCCGGCTTGCTCTGCCACTGCCTTATCGCGCTTGCGAGCGAATCTGGCATGTCGTCGTGCGCCGCGTTCTCGCTGTAGTCGAGCACCTGGTTCAATGCGTCCGCGTCGAGCGGGTACTGGTCGCAGTCGAGGAACCTCACGTTGGCCCACTGGCTGCGCAGATGCGTGCTTATCTTGATGTACTTGTTCTCCGCCTCCTGGTAGGAGCAGCACGGGTGGCCCCTGCGGATGATGGACTTGCGCAGGTAGCCCTTGTCGGCGTTCGACTCGCAGAAGACGGTGCCTATGCGCAGGGCCTTGCACTCCTTCAGGATCTCGTCGAGGCAGTCGTCGACGTGCCTGTGCCACATGCGGATGTGCGCGTACCAGGTGCCGCCCCTCTCCCTCACGCAGGTGAAGGCCGTGTAGTCCGCGCCGCCGTAGCTCGCGTCTATGTGGCCTATGCCGTCTGCCAACAGCTGCGGCTCCTTGAAGAACTGCGCGTTGGTGAACATGGCGTCCTCGTCGGCGATGTGCTTCAGCTCGTAGTTCGCCGCGAACAGGGACGGCGACATGCTGGCCCTCACGCGCTCTATGTCCTCGCGGCTCATGAGGCCCGTCTCGAAGCAGCTCCACCGGCGGATGTTGGGCATCAGCTGGAAGGCGTCGTCCTTGTGCCAGGGCGTGCCCGTGTTGAAGATGCGCCCGCCTCGGTTGCGGATGTTCTGCAGCTCCATGTACAGCAGCTTGATACGCTCGCGCTCGGCTGCCGACACGCGGTCCTTCACGTTCACGATGTCGTCGGTGAACACCTTGTCGGCGTGCTTGCCGGTGAGTGAGCCGCCGCAGCCCAGCCCCAACAGCTGGGGTGCGCCGGACACGCCCTGCTTGAGGTTCGTCGACACCGACGACTGCGTGGCCTTGGTTATCACGAGGTCGGTGCCGTAGAGCATGCGCCCGAGAGCCTGGAACCACTCGGATTGAAGCACGTTGGCCGTGGCCGTCATGACCTCCGCAACGTCATCGTCGGTCTTGCGCAGGAATATGACGCGCTCGCCGGGGAACAGCACGAGGATGAATGCGAACGAGATGTGCAGGCACGTCGTCTTGAAGGAGCCTCGGTGCGCCTGGATGGTCTCGTCCTCGGTGCCGAACACCATGTCCTTGATCCACTTGTTGTGCAGGTCGGTGAGCTTGTCGTATCCGAGCTTCACGGCGATGTCGGCGGGGCAGTCGTACACCAGGTCGATGAGGTCAGCCCTTGTCGGCATGGCGCTTCGCCTCTATCAGCTTGCCGATCTCCTCGGCCGCGTGCGACACGTCCGCTGCCACCTCGACCTTCTCGACGGGCTTCTCGCCTGCGGTGTCGCGAAGGAACTGAAGCGCGGCTATGTCGCCCTTCATGGCCTTCCTGGCGACCTTGAGCACGCTTATCTCGGAGACCGTGAGCTTGCGGTCGGGGTAGTCCTCGAAGGACATGCCCTCCAACTCGTCCAGCTCGGCGTCGGTGCCCTCGAACGGCATGTGCAGCACGGTCTTGGCGATCTCCTGAAGCTGCTTCTTCTCGCGGCGCTTCTTGGCGGCGGCCTTGCCGGCCTTCGAGGCGGCGGCCCGGCGCTGCTCGGGCGTCTGGTCGCGCTTCGGCTTGATGAGGTTCTGGTCGTTCATGGCTAGTCCTCGAATGTGAGGCCCATGAAGCGCAGGCGCTTGTCAAGCTCCGCGAGCGCGCCGAGGTCGTTCGAGCCGTACACGAGGGCGTGGACGATGGCGGTGTCCATGACGTACTGCCACTGGCGCTCGTCCCAGCGGTCGCTGCAACGGTCGTCGCGCCACGCGTCGAACCACTTTACGGTCTCTGCGGGCCAGTCGGTGTCGGTGGGAAGCGTGGGCTTCTCGCGCTTGGCTGCCATGCGTTCACTCCTCTCTGGTTTGCTTTGACGATGGAAAGGGCCAGCGCCTTAGGATCGCGCTGGCCCTGGGTTCCCCCTTAGTAGGAGGAGCGGCCGGAAGAGCTGCCGCGTCCGCGATTGAACGCGGAGCGCACTCGGTTGGCAATGTTTCCCGCTGCGCGGCGAATACGACCGAACATGCCTGCCTCCTCTCGTTTTCGGGAACAAAAAAGGCGTCCCGAAGGACGCCTTGATTTTCCTATGCGCGTGAGATTGGCCTTAGCCCTCAAGGGCCTCAAGGATCTTCGACCCGTCCATGTACAGGTCTCCGTACTTCGCAAGCGCGAACTCCCTGATGAAGCTTTCGAGGTCATCGGAGTCGCGGAACACGCACACCACGTAGTAGGCGCTGCTCCAAACGTTGTCGTAGTAGGGCTTCACCTCAAGCGACTCGAACGCCTTGAGGATGGCTTCGGCCTCGGCGAAGCTGTCGCCTTCGAGGCTGTCGGTGGTCTCGACCGAATCGAGCGGGTTCGGCATCGGCGTGCCCTTCTGCTCCTTCGGCTTGAACTGCCGCTTGTTCTGAAGGCCTATGCGCTCCTCGAACACGGGGCGGATTACGTCGCCGAACGTCCAGCCATCGGCATCGGCCTTGACCAGATCGGCGAAGCGTCCGCGCTCGTCTGCGTCATGGAAGCAGAAGCAGATCCAGAAACCGGAATCGACGGCCATCTGAAAGCGCTTCTCCTCGCGCTTCTCGCGGTCTCGGTAGCTTTTCTGGTGGTCGGTCAGCTGCGCCTCCTCGGTCGCCTTGGCCTCCTTGCGCGCCTTCTGCGGCTTCTCGAACTTAAAGCCCATAGTGCTCCCACCTCTTCTCGTCGGCCTCGATGAACGGGTACCACTTCTTGACCACGGCGAAATCGTCTGGGCGCTTCTCGCGCAGCGGCTTCATGAAGCGCATGTCTAGGCCGTCGAAGCTGCGCCCGAACAGCTCGTAGTCGGGCGGCAGGCCGATGCCCCTGCGGGCGATGGCATCCATGACCTCGGCCTTCGTCCAGTCGGCAACGACCGAGGCCTTGTGCGTGGTCTGCTTCATGAGGCCGTGCTTGGTGAGGCTGGCGCGTCGGTACGGGTTGTCGCACGCGCGCACGCCGTCGCAGAACCACGTGTCATCGGGCAGGCCGAGGTCTTCGAGGATGTATGGGCGCATGTCGTCGTAGCTGTAGACCGGCATGTTCGCGGCCTCGATCACGTCGCAGTGAGCCGGGCTTTGGAACACGCAGTTGTTGAGCGTCCTCGACCACCTGGGGTGCGGGTACTGGTGGATCTTCGCGCCGAAAACCTTCTCGATGGTTCGCACGTTCTGCTCGACCATCGGCAGGCCGGGGATGGACCAGTAGTAGATCGGCACGACCTCTATGCCCTCGTCCTCAAGCGCAACCCAGGCGGCCAGCGAGTCCTTGCCCAGCGAGCATGACAGCACCACGGGGCGTCCTTCCGCCTTGAGCCGCTTGCGAATCTCGGCGCTAGTCGGCTGGCCCTTGATTATCGTCGGCATCTTCGCTCCTCTCCGTTATCTCGATGGGTTCGCCCATTCCGTTCAGCGTCAGCTTAAATCCCATGTGAGAAGCCATGAGCGCGAGGTTTCCCGCGCCGAGGTCGGAACCTTGCTTGATTGTGTTCTGAACGTAGTTCCTGCTTTTTCCCATGGCCTTCGAAAGCGCGTACATGCTCATGCCGGAACGGTCGAGCATTTCCTTGAGCGCTTCAGTTGGTGTCATTCGACCTCCCTTCATCCCTTGATCTAATCACCTGATGATACAGCAATAGCCATAGGGATACAACAATAGGAATTGTGCAGGTATTGTGTAGAGCAATAGCTATTGTGCATTATGCCTATAGCACAGTAGTTATTGTGCAATAATTCAGTTGTCAGCAATGAGGGCCACAAAGCCCACAGAGCTAGCAAGCAGCTTTAGAACCGAATAAGGAGGCTACAGAGATGGCAGAGCAGCAGAGTTTAGATCTGGTGGTAAGTGGTCAGCTGGTGAGCAACCACACGATCCTAGCCATAGTTGAGGGCATGCGAGCACGAGGCTACTTCAGAAAAGGCCCCCAGGGCCGAAAGGATGGCCTAGAGCTTGCAACAGCCTTGAAGCTTGTAAACGAGTACATGGCTTTTCCCGAGCTTGGCAGGTACACAGTAGAGGCCACGAAGCACAGGCCAATTAACGAGATTCCCCGAGCCGATTACGAGCAAGTGGAGATCATGAGGGCTTGCGATAACTACCTTGCACAGGTAACCGAGGCATTCAAGGCCAACAGCGACGAAGAAGCCATTATTTACATGGTGAAAGACCTTCGAAAGCAGGTCATAGCCGATGGCATCGAGTCCGGGGCCTTGAAGGTTCGAAAGTACTTCGGCAAGCATGGCTTCTACTACATGGACGATCAGGGCAAGTGGCAGAACGCCAAGGCCATTGATTGGAACATCGGCGAAACGAACCCCATCAGACCGGCAGAGCAAGCAGCCTAAAGCAAGCAGGAGGCCCCGAGAAGGGGCCTCCCACAACAACACACAGGAGATCATACCATGCAAAAGCTACTAACGAAAGAGCTTCAGAAGAAGCTCCCGCCGCTCTACTCGCAAGACGTCAAGAAGGCCGAGACCGTGGTTTACGGCCACTGGTTCAGCTGCTTCAACGGCTGGGACTTCTACGCCACCGAGTACGACGAGGAGACCGGCGACATGTTCGGGTTCGTCTTCGGGGCAGTCCCTGAGATGGGCTACTTCAACCTGGCAGAGCTTGAGGAGATCAACCGCAAATACGGCCTGAACTACTTCGAGCGAGAGACGCACTTCACACCCAAGAAGGCAACCGAGGTTCCCAGGATAGCCGAGGCGTTCGGCTACCTCTGGGAAAAGTAACAAATCACTACTGGGAGGGGCCTAGCCCCTCCCATAAAGGAGGTTTTCACCATGGAACGAGAAAAGATCATCGAGAAGATCAAGAAGCTTCGCGAGCACAGCGTGGAGAACGGCTGCAACGAGGCCGAGGCCATCCAGTTCGCGCTCAAGGCCCAGAAGCTCATCGCCGACAACGACGTCGAGGAATGGGAGCTTGCCGACGAGGTGAAGCGGGTTACCGAGACCGAGGGATGCAAAGCCTCGCGCCCATGGGCGCAAAGCCTCCTCGCGGTGGTGGCCGAAAACTTCAGGTGCAGGGCCTACATGCAGAAGGCGACCATGCGCAGCCGGTCATGGAAGCCCGTCTTCGTGGGCTACAAGGCAGACTCGGAGGCTGCGGCGCTGGTGTTCGAGCACCTTCTAAAGACAGGCGACCGTCTGGGCCACGAGTACGAGGAGTTCGCCTACACGGACTCCAACGCCTACACGAATTTCACCATGGGCTTCGTGCTGGGCGTCAAGTCGGAGCTTGAGAAGCAGAGCTTCGAGCTGATGATCGTTTGCCCCAAGGAGGTTGACGACTACATGGAGGGCCTGAACCTCAAGACCTCGAGGAGCCGAGGCCCCCGAACCACCAACAACGACAGCATAAGCCGAGGCATGCAACGGGGCCGCGACGCGGTGCGCAGTCGGCGCATGGAGGCCCCGAGGGGCAACCTCCTACCGGCATAGCAGGAACGACACAGGGGCAGGGCTTCAGGCCTTGCCCCGATCTTTAGAAAGGGGCGAACCATGCAGGTAAAGGCAGGCGACATTTTCGAATGCGAGGGCAGTTTCTACCAGGCCATCAAGGCCACAGCGAAAACAGCCACGATCAGGCCCATAGAAAGCACCTTCGAGGGTTTGGCCGACGCCTACGGATGGGAGCACAAGTACATGCCCTTGCCGAACTGCTTCACCTACGATCCGATTATGGGCCGAGAGGCGAGCGACAACGGGAAGCGCCTCAAGATCAGGGACTACAGCAGGGCGAAGAACAGCCCCGAACTCGAATTATGCGGGTACCGGCTCACCCTATGGGACGGCACCCCGAGCATCTGCGACACCTACAGCTAGGGGGAAACCATGCGACGAAACTATACATGCATCATACGGCACGGCGGCGGTTTCGGCGGGGGCTACGGCGGCACCTACGAAAGGGAGCACAGCTACCAATCGACCCACAGGGCAGGCAGCAAGGCCAACGAGGAAGACGCCCGCACGACATGGCACAGGCTACACGGCAATGCAGGCTGGTGCGAGGTCGTGCCGGGAAGCGTGAGGCTTGAGAGCGAGGACTAGCCATGAAAGACCGAGAGCCGAAGCAGTGGCACGAGCTTTTGCGGATCATCAACGAGGCCAAACGAGATCTAAAGAAGGTCATAGCAGCCGAGAAGGCCACAGGGCAGCACAGATAACAGCAGGCAGCATAAGCCCCCTAGAATCGAATCCTAGGGGGCTTTATCATGCCCTCAGGGGCTACACAAGCCCCCATATACCGGCAACCCAGCGAGCTAGCAACGAGCAAATGCCAATCATTGTGAGCGACACAGCCGCGAGGCTACCGGCATACACCACGGCTGCTATGACCTTCTGCGCGCGGTTCACTTCAGGCCCCCGATCTTGGCCTTGAGCTTGCCCAGAACCCCATAGGGGCGAGGGAGCGGCACGAACACGAAGCGCTTGCAGCCCTCGCGCCCGCAGGCATCGGGATATGGCTTCGAGCCGGTTATGCGCCCGCGCTTACGGTTTCTGTCCTCGCAGTCCATGAGGTGCAGGCGCATGTCGTCGCAGCCGCAGGCCTTCACGAGGTTGGCAGTCGCCTGCACGACGTCGGCGCACTCCTCCATGGGGGACTGGCGGCATCCGGCCTTGGCCTCGGCGTCGCGGCACTCGTCCCACACCTGCCAGGCGTTGTACACCTCGGAAGCCTCCTCAAGCACCTTCAGGGCTTGGGCCTTGTCGGGCGTGACGCCGTCGAACGTGGCGACGCTGCCCATAATCACGCAATCTTGCATATCAAACTCCAATCATCCAGCGCGCGAGCGATGAAGCCGCCCACACGGCAAAAGCATCAATAATCAGGGCCACGGCGAGGAACGCCAGGCATCCCCAGTTCACACCGCGCATCAGTCGTCCCACCTTATCGTTCCGTCGTCGTACTCGGCCCGCAGCCAGTCCAGGTACTCGCCCCACGAGGCGAAATCCCGCACCCAGCGCGATTCGAATGCGCACGCGGTGTAGAGGTTGCACTCGCTCACCGCGATGCGGAACCGCCGCCCGTCGCGCAGCATGCGTACCTCCATGCGCATCGCCACCTCTGGCGTGCCGAAGTACCGCTCCCAGTTAGTCAACCGGCCACCTCCTATCCGCAAGCGAGCAGGGCTAGAAGCACCAGCCCAGCCGCCAGCATCCGTATCATCAAGGCCTCAAGGGCCAGGACTCCTAGCAGCAAAGCCGTGGCTGCGGTCGCTAGCCATCCCATCGGTCGCACATGTCCTCCTGCTCGTCTTTGTAGTGGTCGACTATCCAACCGCGCGCCCACAGCGCAGCATTCCAGGGCGAGGTCTTCACGTCGTGCTCGGCATCGTCGAACGCTTCCTCGAACTCCAGCTCGCAGATGCCGAAGTCGCAGCAGCCTTCCAGCAGGTGCGAGCAGCCTCCGCAGGTCTTGGGATCTTCCTCGTTCCATGGCGCGCGCGGGTCTGACTCGAAGCACCCGGGCGGCAGGTTCCAGCCGCTAGGCGGCTCACAACCGCACATGCAATCACGCCCTCTCGAATCGGGTCTGGTCGAGCCACCAGCTCGGACAGGGCTTCAGGCCTTGCCAAAAGCGGTAGTACATCCAATCCTTCTGGCGGTCGGCGTGGGCGCAGCCGTAGAACTTTCCGTAAAGGCACGTCGAGCAGTTTTCCGGCACCTCCTGCGTCGCGATCACCCTCGCCATCGTCAGTCACCATCCCAAACGCCGTCTGGGCGCATGCGGGCCATCGCCGCCAGCTGCAACAGCGGGCGCTTGGCGTTGCCCTCGGTGGCCTCCCAGTAGTCGTCCGAAACCTCGTCGGACAGCTTGGCCGCTGCCGCTTCGAGCACGGGGATGGACTCCGCGCCCGTCATGCCGTAGATGGTGCGGATGCCCTTGTCGCCGAGCACGCGGTAGTAGTGCTTGCCGTAGTTGTAGGTGACGTTCAGCCAGAGGCCAGTAGTGCCGCCCATGGCGTAGGTGCCGCCACGCATGTCGTGAGGCACGTCGGTTTGCAGCGCCTCGTGCGTCACGGGGTCGCACAGGCGTATGTCGTAGCTCATCGCGCCTCCTCCCAGTAGTCGCAATGGTTGTTGTCGCCCGTGACGAAGTGCTTGCCGCCGTGATTGCAGTAGCAGCGCGTGCCGGTAGTGCTGCTGACCTCGTTGCCGTCCACGTCGAAATGAACGATCGGCACAACGTCGTGCTCGTGGTGGGCGCAGTTCTCGCAGCGGTGCGCAGGCGGCTTCCACTCGTCATGTATGTCGGGGTTGAATACGTATTGGTCGGTCATTTCGGCTCCTCGCTTTCGTACTCCCAGCGAAAACCGCCAGCCTTGCCGCCGGTTCTGATGGCGCGCTTGATGTTCGACTCGAATCCGATGGAGCCGTAGGCGGCTAGGCTTGCCTTTCCGACTGTTTCAAACCTCTCGCCATCTTCGCGGATGACCGCACGCCTGGGCCTTTTCCCGCCGCGCTTCGGGGATGTTTCGGCAATCATGCTCATAGTTCCCCTTCCTTGGCCACGGCTAGCAACGCGAAGCACATACCGGTGATTCCGGACAACGCCCCCAGCCCAAAAGCAAGCAGCATCAGGATGGAGAAGCCAAATAGGGTGCTCATTCGTTTACCCCCTTGCCGCAATCGGGGCAGTAGTTAATCGCGCCGTTGTCTATCACCGACGTATCTTTGATGACGCATCCGCATAATTTGCATTTGAATGTTCCGTAGACTGTGGAAACGTCTTCCGTTCCTTCGGTATCGGGGGCAATAAGGTCGGCCAACTTGCCTATGCGCTCAATAGCTTGCTCCGGCGTGTGGCCGTCCCATTCCGGTGCTCGGTCAAGCTCCTTGCAGCGGAACATATCCCAGTACGGCTCGATGTCATAGTGATAGGTGGCCTGCCCGTCTGGCGTGTCGATGCCGACGATGAACATGCCGCCATACATGGTGTCGTCGCTGTGGGCCTTCGCTTTCCATGCCCTGTCGGGAAACGCCGAAACGACGACGGAAAAAAGCACGGCTCGGTGGTGGTATAGCTCGTCAAAGGTGTGGTAGCCGTCGGATGTGCTTCCATTGATGGGGTTTGGCCTAATGAGCCCCGCCAGCCGCATAAACAGCGAGCGCGGATCAGGGAAGTCTTCGCATTCACACGCAACCGACTGAAGGCGCGCCCACCATTCCGATAGAGACGAGCCGTCACGGTAAACGGCATCGTGCTCGAGCTGGTCCGCAACATTGTTGCGCGTCGCGTCGCCAATCATCATCGGCACCTCCCGATGCTCTCCAGGTAGCGGTTGTTGCGCTTCGATCTTGCCAGTGCCCGGCGATAGCGGCGCACCCATCCTCGGTCGAGACGCTTAACCGTTTCGCGCATGCAATGGGAAACGAAGCGCACAAACCATGTGAAGTAGTTCGAAAGCGCGTCGATGATGGCTTCGAAAGCCTCGAAGATATTTGCCCCTGCGGCTAGCGCGCTACTCCTCATAAAGCACCTCCAACCCGTATGCGGTGGCGGCGTCGTGCTCGATCTTGCAACCTCGGGCGTCCTCCCAGCCCTTGCAGAAGTAGGCCGCATGGCACAGGCTCATGTTCTCAAGCGACTTCGCGAGGAAGCACAGCGGCACCTGCACGACGCCGCGCTCCTTCATGGCCTCGTCGCTGTACCATTCGTCGGTGAACAGCGTGTTCACGACCTCGTAGCCCATCTGGCGCAGCTTCGCCACGGCGAGGTCGCGCGTGGCCGCAATCTCTTCGTCGGTCTTGCCGGCCATCGGCTGGGAGATCATGGCCTTCTTGATGGCCGCAGTCTCCTCGGCTGTTTCGTTTTTCTTGTCGGTGGTCATCGGTATCCTCTCTTTCCATAGCGCCCATCGCGCTTCATGTTCTCGATATGCCTCTGCATCTCCTGCGCTGCCTGGTCGCCTTCAGGCGGAAGCTCGCGCCCGCTGGCGCACTTGATGCAATGGACTCGCCAGCCGCCTCGGTAGCGCTCGAAATGGCCGAACCCAGGCGGCGTCCACTTACCGCACTCTCGGCAGTAGCCGCCATAAACGTTTCTCGCCATGTCTATTGCTTTCCGAACAGCTTCCACAGGTCGAGGAGCGTTCTCCTACACCTGCGTATGTCGTTCTGTATCTGGGTCTTCGCCAGGTTTTCCGCCTTGCCGTACCCGAAGCCCGGGTAATAGCCGAGTTCGTCAACCTCCGCCTCGCGGGCCTCGATGTTGTCGCAAAGCTCGTTCACGAGCAGGCGCAGCAGTTGCGTTTTCTGCAACACCTTCGCGCTAGCCATTGCCGCGCTCCTCGCAGGCGATGATGATGCCAGCCGTGATGGACTGCACCATGTAGGCCAGCTCCTCGGCTGCGGGCGAGTCCTCGCCGATGCCAGCCAGCATGTCGCACGCCGCGTGCGTGGCCTCGTGGGCGGCCAGCGCGTACAGGTCGGGGGCCTTCACCTTGCGGCTGATCCATATCACGCAGCCCTTGCCGGGGACGTGGCTGGTGAGGCCTTCCTTGCCTTCGGTGTCTCCCGGCTCTTCGCCCATCCTGCGCACGGCCTCTCGGTACTCTCGCTTGCTGGTGGTGACCCAAAGCGGGTCGAACGGGATGATCAGCGGGTCAATCTCGGTCGCCATCGTATTCCTCCTTTGCCTCGAACTTCGGACCGAACGCCGTGCAGCTCACAACTAGGTCGCGTGGCCTCTTTCCTCCTTGCGAGATGCAGCACGAGTACCCCTCGCTAAGCGGGAAGCCGTACACGCAATCGGAACACAAGGGACGGCCCCTTTTGTTGGCTGCGCTCATCGCTCCACCTCCAAGCAGCCGGGGAAGCGGCCCCGCGTGTCCAGTACGGTGCCGTCTTTCAGCAGCGCGAAGCACTGGTAGCTGTCGTCGGTCAGCGCCTCAACGATGGAAAGCGCCTCCTCCTCGGTGCCTGTGGTGGCTACCACGATTCCCTGCCGGCGGGCGCTTGCGTAGCTCTGGCATAGCGAGCGCTCGTAGATGCGTATCATTCGCACGCCTCGGCGACGCGCTTGTCGTATTCCTCGCGAAGCTCCGGCTCGAACTCCTTGATGAACGCAAGGCGGGTGATGTTTCCCGGAAGGCTGTACTTGCGCACGTTCTCAAGGCACCACTCGTCGAAGGGCACGACCTCGCCGTCGTGCTTAACGCTCGGCGCGTAGCCGGCGCGTCGGTCGAGCAGCGCCCTGCGGCCCTCTTCGACGATGGCCTGCTGTATCGGCGACTCGTGGAACGCCTCGATCGTCTTGACCTGCCCCGCCAGCTCGTCCACATCGCTGCGCAGGTGGTCGTTCTCCGCCATGATGCGGTCGTTCTCGTCCTGCTGGTCGAACAGCTGCGCGAGCACGTACTGCTCGCATGTCTTGATCTCCATGGTTATTTCCCTTCTCGGATGATTTCGTTTCCGTATCGGTCGGTTATGGCCCAGTAGCCGTATTCGAAAAGCCCGGGGTCGTGAGGCTCGTACACTTCGAGCAGCTGGCCCGTCCACCAGGCCTCCTCGTAAATCTCGGAGCGCCACCGCCATTCGGCCTTCAGCGAAGCGCCGCCGTGGAACCCGTTGTGGCAGCCGGTGGTGCCGCTGCCGCACAGGGCGAACAGCGGGCTTCGCAGGTTCCACGCGCCGTTGGGCGTCACAAGCGGGAACTCAAGACCCCAGCTTCGGTGCGCAACGTGGTGGCAGCTCTGCGCGGGCCTGCCGCACAGGCAGCAGCGTCTTTGCAGAAGCTCGTAGCTGCGCTTGCCCGTGTAGCGCGCCCCGATATGCGGCTTGCCGTAAAGCTCGGCCCGCTCCCCTTCGTCCAGCCCCAGCTGGCCCGCGTCGAGGATCATGCGAGCCTCCCGTCCGGGCCGTCGAACTCGACCACTCGGGCACCGTGCCTCAACCGCGACACGATGGCCTTGGCCGTGTCGGCGTCGCCCTGCTCGGCGAGCCTGCGCACGAGGTCGCTGGGCCTGTACTGCGTGGTGACCAGCGTGGGGCGCATCGCCGAGTAGCGCTGGTCGATGAGCTGGAACAGGCTGTCGAGCACGAAGCCTGTGGGCCTGCGCTTGCCCAGGTCGTCGATGAGCAGGTAGCCCGCTTCGGCATAGCGCTTCAAGGGGTCACCGCCGTCGT